ATGGATGATAGCACCGCAGTCGGTCAGCTATTTGCCTTATCAGATTATGCAAACAATGACCCAATTGGTTTTGTTAAATATATGATGAATGCACGTCAAATTCCAATGTCTGCTTTAACTGAATCTAATGGGCCTCAACAGCCTATAGATCCTCAATTAGCCGCCATGCAACAGAAAATGCAAGGCTTTGAAAATTTCCTCACACAACAACAAATGCAAGCTCAACAACAAGCGGAAACTGCTATTAATAGTGATGTACAAAAATTTGCACAAGACAACGAATTTTATGCAGAGCTAGAAAATGAAATGATTCCAGTTGTTGCTGCGTTACGACAAAACGATCCAAATCTTTCTAACCATGATGCGTTGTCAAAAGCTTATAAAATGGCGATTGCGGCAAATGATGCAGTTTCTGCTAAAGTTGAAGCGTCAAAATCAACTAAAGCTGAAACAGATAAAGTTGCACAAGCGAAAGCTCGCGCAGCTAAATCAAAGAAAGCGGCGGCATCTAACGTTGTTCGTAGTGGTGCAAGAGCGCCAAGCAAAGCAAATGTAGAAAATGTTGAAGATTTTATTGGAGACTTGGTTGACGAACGCATGATTGCTTAAAATGAAAGGAAAGTCTAATGGCTTCTCCAAATAGCTCGTTTACCGAAATATCGGCAATTACTTATCGGCATTTTAAAGATAAGTACCTTGCAGATAACGTAACTAACCATACTGCGTTACACCAACGCCTAGCAGAAAAAGGGCAAGTTGGCCTTGTTGGTGGTGGTTGGGAAATCCAAATTCCGCTTGATTACACTGAAAACGGTACATATCAGCGTTATTCTGGTTATGACACTTTGGATGTTTCACAAAGTGAAGTCTTTACTGCGGCTAACTTCCCTTGGAAGCAAATCGCAATTAATGTTGTTGCCTCTGGCTTAGAAATTCGCCAAAACAGCGGCAAAGAAGGCGTTATTAAGCTTGTCAAAAACAAGTTAAAAAATGCAATGCGTACAGCAGGAAATAATTTTTCTGTTGATATGTATTCTGACGGAACCACAGCTAACCAGATCAATGGCTTGCAAGCTCTTGTCTCTGACGCTGGTACTGGTACTGTTGGTGGCATTAATTCGTCAACTTACACTTTTTGGAAAAATGCACTTCAATCTGCTGCTGCACCTTTACAGGGTGGTGGCGGTATTACACCAAGCGCAACAACAATTGAAAGCTTAATGCTACCATTGTGGTTAAACTTGACGCGTAATAACGACATGCCTGATTTGATTGTTATGGATGACACGTATTTCACGTTCTTTGATAACAGCCAAACAAGCTTGAAGCGTTACACCAACACAACAGACGTATTAGCTGGATCAACATCTTTAAAATACAAAGGTGCTGATGTTGTTTATGATTCTGTTGCTTCTGGAATGCCAGATCAACATGCATACTTCTTGAATACAGATTACATTGGTATCTGTGCTCATAAAGATGCAAACTGGACAGAAGTGCATGAAAAATGGTCAGTTAACCAAGATAGTCAGGTTCTTCCAATCATATGGCAGGGCAATATGACTGTTTCAAACCGTTCACTTCAGGGCGTTATGAAAGCTTAGAAGCTTTTGTGCAAACTTTATTTCCTGAAAGGAAAATCAAATGTCTAGTTATGATATAGTAACCCCAATTGCAGGAGCACAGCCTATTGCTGACACTTCTGCAACTCAACTCCACCCACTTGGCTTAATTGTTCAAGCTTCAGATAATGCATCTACAGCATATGGCTGTGGTGAATTTATCTACTTAAAAGGATTAGCATCAACTGTTGTTGGTTCTTTTGTTACTTACAACGCAGATGATAACTCAACAACGTTATTGGCAGCTAATGCTATTGGCCCTGTTGCAGTTTCCATGTCTATTAATCTTGCTGGTTATTACGGTTGGTATCAGATTAGTGGCAAAGTTGTAGGAAAAGCTTTGGCTGGTTACGCTGACAATGGCCTCGTTTACGCAACTTCTACTGCTGGCAGCATCGATGATGCTGTTGTCGCTGGTGACCGTGTAAAGTTGGCTAAAGGCGCATCTGCCGTTGGCACACCATCTTCAGGTTTAGCTGAATTTGAAATGCAACGTTCATTTATGGATGATGCAACAGCGGCTTAATTAAATTGGGGCTAACTTAACGGTTGGCCCCTTTTTACTACAAAAGGAAAAACAATGGTTGATATGCTTCCAGAAGAAAAACACGGTTTTTATGTCGAGTTTGAATTGAGAGCAGAAGAAGATCGAAACGAAACAATGAAAACAGGTCACCCAGTTTTTTACGACACAGAAATTGCAATTATAACAATGCCAGGAGGTAGTTTAGTTGTTGATAAATTAGTATCTGATGAATTATTAAACGAATGGAAACGTGGTATACCTGGACGCAAACCACCATCACCATTTGCTATTGCCGCATATGAAGCATGGAAAGATGGAAGAGAAGCACCTGTTAATGGAATTGATTTAAAAAATTGGCCTGGAGTTACCCCAGCGCAATTAAAAATGTGTCATGGTTGCAACATTAGAACAGTTGAGGATTTATCTGAAGCAAACGCTGACGCAATACGAAAAATGGGAATGGGTGGCGTTGCTCTAAAAGATAAAGCTGTTTCTTATTTGCAATCGGCTGGATTAAACAAAAACAGCGAAGAAGTAAGCGCATTAAAAGTTGAAATGGAATCTTTAAAAGAAGCTTTAACAAAAAGAGATAAACAAATTGAAAAGTTAATGGAGCAGTTGACTGAACCAGAAGACGAACCAAGACGCAGAAAAAAGGCAGCGTAATGGAAACGCATTTTTTTGAAAGAGACAGTATTAATTATATATCTATTAAAATAGATGCAAGCACTGCTATTGATTTAATTGCTACTGAAGAACATAAACTTAAATACAACAAAGAATGGTTAGAGTATAATAAAGTTGTAAGAGCGCATAATGCAGATGGAACTTTTGTAGCTGATGATCCTACAACGCCTGAAAATGAAGCGTTTGTTAAAGTTAGAAAAAAACCAGTTAAGAAAAAGGCAAAATAGTTATGACTTTGTTGACAATGGTAAATGGCGCTCAAGACACAATTGGTCTTACCAGATCATCCGTTGTCGTTGCGTCTTCAGATGGTAATACAAGAACTCTTTTGGCGTTAGCTCAAACTGAAGGCCAAGAGCTTCTGGAACGGTTTTCTTGGCCTCAGACGCAAGCAGAAGCTACACACACAACATTAGCTGCTGAGTTGCAAGGTGTAATGACTACTATTGCATCTGGATTTGGTTATATAATTAACCAGACATTTTGGAATCGAACACTAACGCAACCCGTCACAGGGCCTTTATCCCCACAAGAATGGCAGCTTCAGAAAGCTCGCGTGGTCACAGGGCCTTACTCTAGCTATAGGATACAGGCAGGTAAGCTTTTGGCTTTCCCAGCGCCACCAGCAGGCAACACATGGGTGTTTGAATACCAAACTGTAAACTTCTGTGAATCTAGTGGTGGAACGGATCAATCTGCATGGGCGGCTGACACTGATGTTGGGTTGCTAGACGAAAATCTAATGCAAATGGGTTTAGTCTGGCGATTTAAGAAAAAGAACGGCTTAGACTATTCCGAAGATTATCGAATTTATGAGCAAAAACTTGCTAATGAAACTGCAAGAGTTGGTGGCAAAAAAGTATTAGATATGGCTAACGGCAGTCAATCTAATACAGGAATTTATGTGCCTGAAGGTTCTTGGAGCTAGTTAAATGGCAAGTATGCAAGACGTTTTAAAGAACAACTACCAAAACATGAATCCTTTTGACGTTATGCGGAAATTAGGGTTAAACATTCCAAATTTTACTCCATCACCAAAAGACGCAGCGGAAATGTTGCCTGGGGCTGGTATTAATGATGGGTTTCAACTAGGTCGCAATATGTCGCAAGCCCGTCAAGATAAACGATATGGTGACGCTGCATTGCTTGGCGCTGGTTCTGNTTTAATGTACGGATCTGAATTGCTTCCAACTGTATTAGGATCGACTGCAAGAAAANGTGTCAAAGCTGCTTTANAAATGACAGATGCATTGCAAAAATCAAAAAAATCTGCTACAAATAAATCAAGCGGTGGAGGGCGGTCAACCCCCCCTAGCAATGTTCCCAGCAATGGGGTGTCGCAACCACTGCCTACTTACCCGCCTGTGGCTCCACCTGAGTGGAAACGTGCAACAGAGGGCTTGTCTAAGAAAGACATTGGCACTGCTAAAGATAAACAATTTCGCTATGACGCTAAAGTTGATGCAGGTGAGGCATACCCTGCAACGATGGTTTTCCCAGCAAAAGTAAATTCTCCAGAAGCGTTAGCAATAAAAAAACAGGTTGAAGCTGCTCAACGAGATATAGATGCTGGAAATTATACGCCTATGTTTGACGTTTCTAAACGCACAGACGTTGACCCAACAAATTATAATTTTGGCCCATCGTCAAGAGATGTTGCAGTCCCTGCACAAGCAGCTACTATTGCAAAATATGAAGAACTAGCCAACAACCCTGAAGGACTTCAACGCCTTGTTAACGCTTACAGTGAAGGAAAGTTGATACCTAATTCGGAAAATTGGTATTTTGTTAAACAGTTAGAAGATGAATTTGTACGTGAGTTAGGTGAAGACGCAGGGCGTTTGGCATTTAGAGAAAAATTTGCAAAACCAATGGCGGCTACAACAGGCGGTGCATCACCAAAAGAAAATTTACGTACCGCAATGTACGGCAATTATATAAGAGAAAACAACATGCCTTACCCTGCTGCTGCATCTGATATGCCTTACCCAGCAGGTGGACAATATGTTACTGGGAATATGCAACAACATGAAAAAATGATGAATGCAGGAAATATTGATGCGGCTACAAATGCAAAGCGGCACAACTTTGAATCTAACTTTCTTGGTGACACAACATCAGCAACAATTGATAAACAAATGTCTCAATTGTTTGACCCAAAAATAGCTGCACCACCTGGAGCATCTTACGGTATTTATGAAAATGCACTTGGACGATTAGCAAAAAAAGAAGGCGTTGAACCAAGGGCTTTTCAAGATGTTGCTTGGGCGGGTGCAAAAAAACAACGAGAAGGTGCTAGATACCCTGGATCTAGGCCCATGATTGAAGAAGTAAACCAAGCTATAGAAAGAACTGCAAGGATAACTGGTTTGACCCCACAACAAGTTTTAGTTGAAGGAATTATTAAAAGTAAAATTCCAATATACGGAGCGGGTGGCGTTGTTATGGCTCCATCTATGATTAAAGCTTTACAAGGCGATGAACAGGAAACAATAAATGCTCCAGCCACTAGCAGATAACTCAAGAAAGTCACCAGTATCCAATTCGTCAAGCACCCCTGCTCCTGTCAGGGGATGGAACGCTAAAGATTCGCTTGCTGACATGGAAGAAGATTGGGCTATCACGCTGGAAAATATGTTTCCTAATTTGACAGATGTTGAGCTAAGAGGTGGCTATACCTCACATTCAACGGGCAACGGATCTGGCGCGGTTGAAACTTTAGTTGAGTATTCTGGCCCAGCAACAAAGAAGCTATTAGCATTTGCTGGCGGTGTAATATATGACGCATCTGCGGCTGGTGGATCAACGTCTATTGCAACAGGCAAATCCAATGACCGTTGGCAGACCGTTATGTTTGGAACGGCTGGCGGTAATTTTCTTTATATGGTCAACGGTGAAGATGCGCCTATTTATTACAATGGTTCGTCATTTACAACGCCAACATTAAGCGGTGTCACGGCAACAAGTATAGTTGACATAATTGCCCATCAACGTCGATTATTCTTTGCTTTTAATGATAGTTTAATTGTTGGTTATCTGCCTGTTAATAACTTAGCTGGAACAGTATCAACTTTTGACCTTGGCGGTTTATGCGAAAAAGGTGGCAAAATACAGGCATTGGCAAGCTGGACAAGGGACGGTGGATCTGGCCCTGACGACATATTTGTTGCTATTACTTCTGAAGGCGAAGTTATTTTATATTCTGGCAATGATCCTGGGACTGCGGCCTCTTGGATTTTAGTCGGTGCATCGTTTTCCATTGGTAAGCCAATCGGTCGCAGATGCGTTGAGGTTGTTGGCACTGAGGTTATGGTAACAACTCAGGACGGTGCGATTCCGTTATCAACCATGTTGCCAATCGATAGAGTTGGTGCGGCTGGTAAGGCGTTATCTGACAACATACAAAACGCTTTTATCGCTGCGGCTAGAAGTTACGGAACAGTTTTTGGCTGGCAATCAATACATTACCCGCAAGGGTCGTATGCGTTGTTTAATGTGCCAATTAGTTCCGCTGTATCTCAGCAATACGTTGTAAATACACAGACAGGCGCATGGTGCAAGTTTACAGGGCAAAATGCGGCTTGCTGGGCGTTGTTTAACGGCAATTTATACTTTGGTGCAACAACAGGCGGTGCGGTCTACAAGGCCGATACAGGCACATCTGACAACGGTGCAAATATAGAATTTACCATTAAGCCAGCGTTTAACTATTTTGGTCGCAGAGGCGTAAATAAATTATATAATCTTTGCCGCCCACATTTTACATCAAATGGCGCACCAGGCGTTGCAATTGATTTGAACATTGATTTCTCTGACGTTACGCCAACGAGTATACCTTCAGCAACTTCATTAAATGCTGCTTTGTGGGATACGTCTAAATGGGATCAGGCAAACTGGGCAAACGAAATAAGCATTGCCGATTGGTTGACGGTTTACGGGATTGGTGACTGTGCAACGCCAACAATTCGTGGTGCGGAAAATGCTTTATCTATTAAGTTTTCTGCATACGATATGATTTGGCAAGTTGGAAACGCATTATAATGGTTAACATGCGGCAAGCGTTAGGCGTTGATGATTTTAATCAAATGTCCAATTATACAGGGCAATTGCAAAATCAACGTCGAGCTGTTGGCCAGAAGCAATATGGATTAGGCGGCAAAGTATTAAACATGGCAGCGGCACTTGGCGATGCATACAATCAATATCAACCGCCAGAAACTGCATTAGGAATGATGGCGTTGCCAGCTAAAGCTGTTTATGGCTTGGGCAATATGATCGTTCAAGATGTGGGCGATAAAACCAAAAGCATTATGGGAACTGATAGAAGCAACCCAGCCGCAATGAATCAAGCGGCAACGGATGCGTTTGGTTTGGCGGCTGATACAATGGC